GCACCGTTTACTGATGCGCCGACCGCGCCAGCACCGCCACCGCCAGCGCCTGCACCGTTATCTGCCGCGCTTTGTGCGCTGCCACCTGCAAAGCCTTGATTCGCTGTGCCTGTACCGCCTGTGATTGTGTTTGTGTCTGAACCACCAGCGCCACCGCCCGAACCACCTGCACCGCCACCGAGTGGATAGCAACCACCAAAACCGCCACCGCTTGATGTAATAGTTGTAATACCTGTACCGCTAAAACTTGAGTCACTGCCTACTGTGCCAACATTGTTGCCAGGTACTGTACCGGCAGCACCGCCAGCGCCGACAGTGACTGTGTATGTTGTGCCAGCAACTAAAAGAATTGCAGTTTCTAAAGTGCCACCGCCACCAGTATTAGTTACCGTGCTTCGAAGGCCGCCAGCACCGCCACCGCCACCATGGAAGCGACTACCCGAACCACCGCCACCGCCAACGACTAAATAGTTTGCAAGCAACGCGCCACGATGCGGACTAGCGAGAATTTGCATAACTACGCCTTAAGATTGCCGACAACAAACCAAGTATTAGTGTCAGTCTTAACACATGTCGCAACCGCGTATTGTGCATCAGTTTTTAATTTACTGCCAGCGCTGTTAAGTGTTACGCCAGCGCCAGCCGTTATTGTGACTGTGCCTGCACCTAGTTGAGCAATATTGATTTGTGTGCCGATGCCGTAGGCGACCGATGAGTTAGGGGGGATAGTCACGGCAATTGATGCCGCATTTGAACAGGTAAGCAATTTCCCGTCATCAGCGAGCACTGTGGTGTAAGTCGTGCCGGTCTGGGCGTTAATAGCGATCATTGCTGTAGCGACTGCGTCTAATTCGGCTGCAGTCAAAACCTGTCCTGCTGTAAAATCTTGTCGTGTTGCCATAGTTCTCCTTAGATTATCCTAAAACATTTGTAGAATCAATGATGCCAAAAACAGCGTCATTGAGTAGTAATTCGTAGACCAGCGTGGTAGGGCTTGTAAAGTACTCAACACGGTGACCGCTACCCACCGTGATCGTGTGCTCGACACCCTCTACCGATAATTCTTGTGCCAGTTCGGTTGTGCCTGCACCGCTAGCAAATGTTTTCTCAATAGTAATTGTGTCGCCTATGTCAATGATCGCCACAATGTCGCGTTGCGCGTCAGTCAATTTGTTCAGGTTTGTGGTCAACGATGTGTAACGCGCCTCAGGTTCAGCATTGAGCAAATAGGTTGCCAGCGCTAGTGCTGCCGCGTCATTATGTAATAGCGACTCGGTGATGCTGGTTGTTTGTATAAAGTATTTTGCTTGACTGGCTGCATCGTCTGCGACCTCTACTGACCCACCAATGATGCTGACGGCCGCGCGATTGACTACTTGATCTGCCTCAAATGTAATGCCTACACCGTCATAGGGTATGTTTGTGCCGTCATCGTGGAAGTCTGCGACCGGGTTTGACAATGTGTTGCCGATGCGTGGCTGAAATGTTAGGTCGCCGTCACGCGCCATAAACAGTCGACCTTGTTCAGCGAGATTGATTGCCGAGCAATATTGCAATGTGTTTGTGCCAGCGTCAACCGTAAACGGTGCACTACCGCCAAGTGTTTGCGTGCCTGTGCTGATATTGCGCTGGCCAACAGGAAAATCAACCTCAGGTAGATCAAGTACCGCCGATAGTCGAGCGCTGCTCAACTGCTCGCTAACATTAAATTCTGCTAAAAATGTTTGTGCTAGCAAATAAAAATCGTCTGCACAATACACCGTTACTGTGTCGATACCGCCTAGCGCAAAATTGTAGTTATAGTTGACGATGTAGCCGACAAACAAATATTCTTTAACATCTAGATCGTCATAGCGTGCCAGTCTTACTTTACGCATAGGCGCTAAACCAGGTTGCGCTGTTGTTGCGTCATAATACGGTGATTGCGTATCAAATGGATTAAATATGCCTGTCGTGTCAAGCATGTTAAATGTCATCGTGCCAGCGCTGAACTGATCACCTACATCGCGCCGACCTCGCCGCACCGTGATTGCGTCAATTCCTGTGGTGACATCAGCAAAATTTGTTGTACCGTCAAGCACATAAGTTGTGTTGTTTAGCACGCCAGCAACCGCGTCATCAAGTATGAATTCGTCTTGTAAAAATCCTGTGTCAATTTCTAGGCTGTAATTACCAGCGCCAACAACCGCTGTACCAGCCACTAGGCAACCTGTATTTGTGCCGGGCCTGCAGACCTGTTGTACGCGCGTATCGCGTTGACAACTGCCTGACCGATTTCAGCGCTAGTCGAGAGACCGCCAGTCACATTGACCGTTACGCCGCCACCCATGCCACCCATTTGCGACAACGGAATAATTGCCTCAGGGCCTTTCTCGCCAACCATTGCCAGCGTTGGTCGCGTCACAATGCCACCGTCAGCGAAACCCGGAATGTTTATATCACCTAAATTAAAATTGCCAAACCGTTCTTTAAGTTCAACAAGTCGCCTAAATAGACCGATAAAAATACCTAACGGCCCTGTGACAATCATGATGCTGTTGCCAAACATGTCGAATGCGCGCGACATTGCATTGAACTTTATTTCTAAAAACACCATTGCTGCAGTCAGCGCAACTATTGCCGCTGCCACGATCACAAATGGGTTGGCGCTCATTGCAATATTTAACGCAACAGTAGCGATCTTGGTTAGCACAAGTGTTGCCTGATAAATTTTCATGGCGACATTGGCTGCAATTACCGCTGTTGCGACTGCACCGATAACGCCGACCATGATTACAAACACTCTGGTGTTTTCCTGTGCAAAATCTGCGACAGGTTTCATGATCGTCAACAATTTTTCTAGCACTGGTAACAATGCCGCGCCGATTGATTCTTTAGTTTCATCAAGCGCAATTTTCATGCCACGCATACGGCCGTCAAATGACTCGGCCGACACTGTGGCCGCACCACCAAACGACACTGCTAACGCCTGTGTAATGTCGTCAAGACTGCTACTGCTATCAATAACACCTTTAAGTGACGGGTCTAGTTTTGTTAGCGCTGCAGTCTGGCCGTTTGCTGCTTTGCCTAACGCCAATGTGACTGTCTCTAAATCTTTGCCAGTAGCCGCTGCAATGTCTAGCGCTGTGTTCATTAACGATTGTGCGGTCTCTACTGAACCAGTCGAGCGCACCAAGTTTGCCATTGCCGGGCGTAGTTGGTCATCAGCGACCGCAAACGCGCGTGACATGCCTGAGATAAATTCCTCATTGCTTGCAATTGCTTCATCGGTTGCCATTGCGCTGGTGCGTAACTGTTGCGCTAGTAGGTCTTGTGCTTTTTGATCTTCTACCGCTGCAGCGGTTGCCATACCTAAACCAGCGGTCAATGTGCCGATAACTGCGACTGCTGGCAACATTGCTTTTTTAAGTACAAACGCCGATTTAGCGCCAGCGCCTTCAAGTTGCTTAAATTCTGCAATTGCTTTTTTAATGCCTTTATCGCTGAACTCGCTTATGATCGGAATAGATAGCGCCATAATTAAATGTCCTTTTGCACTTCTCGAATAGTGTCCAAAATCATTGCTTGCATTTCGCGCTCAATCTTTTTGCGTGCCTTGTACACCGCTGGCCCGATAAGTCGAGTACGACCAGCCGTGACTGGTTCTAGATTTGCGCTTAATTGGTTTGCGTTAGCGCGACCTGCAGTTTCAAAGATCGCTGCAGCCGGGTCTTTTTGCTCAATCAAAATTACGCCTACCGCGTTGCGCCTAGTGTCAAATCTCATGCGTACACCTTTGACTGCTTTGCTAACCGTAAATGGGAATACTTTGCGACCGTTGCTAGTCCAGTTGTAGGCCATGCCTGACAATGGCACTTGTGTATAGACCGCCCTGCCTGCGCTAATTGCAGGCTCAGCAATTTGTGTTGCCTGTGCCTTAAAGTCTTTTTGCAACTGTGGGTCAATTTTCCGTAGCGCGTTTATTGTGTCCTTAACACCGACTACTTGAATAGTTGTTGACACTGGCATTAGCGCGCCTTGCGATCTTTATTGATGAGTTCAATGACGGTGTTCATGTCATCTAACTCGAATGTGATCTCTGACGGCCAAAATCCTGTAGCCACAAGTATCTGCGCTAATCCATAGCGGTAACTACCGCGTCTGCTTTTGGGTCGTTCGTATCGACCACCTCAAGTTTCAAAATATCTTTTATGTAGTCATCAAGTAGTGCTGGCACTGTGATGCCTTGAGCG